AGGTGGTGGTGGCGGAGGCCCGGGTGGCCTCATTCCGCCAGGGGGTCGCATTACCATGTTAGTACCCTCCCTTTTTCTTCTTAGCCATAGGTTTCCCCGTAGCCTTTGCGTATTTCTTGGCTGCGGCTCTACCTTTAGGAGTATATGCGAAGTGGCGCTTGCCTACTTTTGGCATAGCTATCCCTCCTTATTTCTTGATTGTTGCTGTTATTTTCTCTTGAACACCGGCTTGCGCTTTTCGAGAAAAGCACTCACGATCTCTTTATGATCCTCAGACTCTGAGGACTTCTCGTTCTTCCCCTGTTCGAGCTGTGCTTGCAGCTCAGCAACCATCCTTGATAAAGCCTTGTTCTGAACTTCCAAGGCGAATACCCTGTCTGATTGAAGCACTGCCTGGATGTCCTCGGTCTTAATATCTACACGCACGTCGCTAGTCATCGTTTCACTTCCTAATGATATATTTTCCTATTCGTACTCGTAATACGTTTCGATGCGTATTTCCGAAACTCATTAAGAGCACGTCCTATTTCCTTCCGTTCAAGCTCAGTAGGGGGACGCTTGTTATACTTCGTCCTCACTTGCTCGACAAAGCTCTCAGCAGCGTTCCCCATCATCTCTTCAATCTGGGACTGGCTGGTTGTATCGTCAGCAAGAACTTGCACCTTCTGCTTATGCTCAACGCCAAACCTATCGGTAACCTTCAGCATAACCATATGGGCGACAATCTTTCCGCCAGTCTCTGCATTGCGCCCCACCGGGGCCACCCCTAATGGGATAGTCCCCGATGGGGTCCAGATATCAGTTGCCATTCTAATTCCTAACTGCGTATATCCAACATAACAATCTGGTTGTCAGTATCCACGGATGGGATTCCCATCGCAGTACCTATTGGCCTGGTGTCTTCTTCAGAAGAAGCGTCCCACAGGTCAAATGCGCCTGACTCACCTGATGCTTGGCTAACGCCTATAGCGTCACCAACAACAGCCACTGCCGCTCCAGACAATACAGAGGCAATACCGGATGTCTGTAGCCAGCAATAGTAGCTTGCCGTCACTGGGATCGTGGTTACCCCGAGTGGCCCGGTTGTCATCGTGCCATCACCATCAACGATCTTGACGTTTGTGTATGGGTTGTAGGCCAACCCAAAGAGAGACGCTGTGGTCAGGGCTGTTCGTATTCCATCTGGCTCATCAAGAGTGATGATTACCGTGTTATCGTCAGACGCATCATGGGCGGGGTGAGACTTAATCCTGTAAACCTCTCCCTGACCAGGGCCGTCATTACATATCAGATAGCCGTCCTTGTACTGATCCTTTGTAAGGTCAGTGGTCGGCACTTCAATACTGATAGTCGTGTCACCCGCCGACTGCGCTGCTGTCGCCTGAACGTCCATGTCGTGGGCGGCTACTGCTGCCACACCATCAACTATTTGCCCCGCAGTTGTAATAGCGGTGCTGCTATTCTTGGCATAATAGAACGTGCGACCATCAGGCAAAACAGCCTTTGTACCAAGCTTCTGCTTCTGCTCAGATGATTCAACTTTTTCCATTCCATAGCTAAGATATACCGTAGTTGGAAATGCCATTTCAACTCCTTTACAGGCTCAAAACCTGCGAATGCCGTTGTAAATTTTTGCGCTAGGCACGGCCTTCATTACACCTAGCTTGACTGTGCGTAAGGCCCTAATCGCCTTTTCCCTCTTACCCGTGGATCAGGCTTATTTTCCTCAGTCTTCTCGGGAGAAGGCTGAACAAGCTTCGGTCCGGTATTTCTCCCTGCACACCACCGACACGTACATGAATCACTGGGGGGCCACGGGAAGAGCCCTACACGGGCCTTTCGGGATACATAGTCTGGATTCCCTGGTAGGTTATCCAGCCTTGTTCCTGCTTCACTCACGACCTCTCCACTTGGAGACACCATAGTGCGGTGGCGATACAGAGATATCTTCGGCTGCCATTCGTCGATATACTCCCACGAATAGCCTTGCCCCACTAATTCCTGTCGCAACTCAGTGCGTTCCTTGGTTGTTATAGCCATATCATTCCTCTAACTAGGCGGTTGCAGGTGTCGCGGCATCCAGCGTGAGGGCAACGCCCTTGGAATCGTCCAACTCGAAAACTCCGTAGTCACTGGTCATTACGACTTCTGTCGCACGGAGAGAAGCGTCTCTCTGACGTTCTGTCCTAGTGTCAACACTCTTCAAAACAGCGAGAGCTGACTTGTCCGCGCAAACCCCAACGGCGTCATCCGAGGCGTCAATCGTTATGTTTCCATCCTCGAATATTGGGACACCGTTGATCGGGCGAAGACCACTGAAGAAGTTGCCTAAGAGTTCAGCAGACCAACCTGCTGGAACAGGATATGTACTAGATGCCGTCACCGCAGTGTTGGCAATATCCCATACCGCAAACGGGTGCTGAACAATGTAGACCTGTGACCCGAACTTGTTGCCCTTGGCATAGGCTACGGTTGCGGATACGTTCGCAAGGCTCATGCTTCGGCCAGCAGCTCCGATATCTGTGCTGAAACCAGAGTAAAGCGCCGTTACGTCAGAGTCCTTTTTCCTTGCCATGCCGTCACCAAGCTGTCTCCCAATGATGGAGAACACGTTCTCGGCACTCTGTCGTGCTAACTTATCGGTAATGATAATCTTCGCACCGACCTCTGCCGCTGTGAGGTCTACCGTGGTCATCCCGATGTCTTCCTCGTCGATGATGTCCTGCCCGTCAACGAGATCGGACATACTCATTTGTCCTACCTTCGGGACTGTGACCTGCTTAGAACCTTTGGGCAACGTGAACTGCTCAATCAGGTTCATAGCCGGAGCATTGTGCTCCTCTGTAAATCGCGCTGTCGCGATAATGATTCGTTGGGCATTCTCCAGATTGCCCGTGGTTGCCGTCTGTGCCATATCGAGCCTCCTTTAAGCTCCCAGTGCTAATCTTCTTGCGGCGCGTACTGCCGCTTCTGACCTGTCGCCGTTATTGTACGCATCCAGTAACCTATTGTCGTTCGACGACACCTCCGCAGCTCCCTGACTATTGTCGAAAGTCTGCGGAGAAAACACGACCTTGCTTTAGCCGAGCATTTTCTGCTCGAAGATCCCTGTCACTTCGTATTCGCCTGACCTCCTTCTCCATTTCTGCCGGAGAGTTAGTCTGCTGTAGGGCTATAAAATCATCAAGCATCTGCTGGTCTGCCAGTCCATGCTTCTTCATGTAATGGACAGCCGCAGCCTGACGCCCCTGCAAAAACCCAACCATGTTAGAGGCCTCTTCCTGTTGCTTCTGAAACCTCTGCTCCTGCCGGACATATTGCCTGGCTTGCTCCTTAGCCTGTTCAGGCATATATCCCTGTTCCTCTAACTGCTGTTCATATGCCCGAGCTCTTCTCCCAACTTGTTCACGCCACTCACGCTGCTTTTCATCAGCGCGGCGTCTCTGTAATTCCTGAAGTTCCTGAATTGTCCTCTGGTCTGTCGGGGTAACAGCCTCTGGTTCTGGTGGCGGTGGTTCAGAAGCAACCGTTGGTGCAGCAGTCTCTTCGGCACTAGCTGCCATATCCCCGAATGACGTGGTATCTTCCGCCTCCAGTGTCCCAGTGAACTCTTCTTCCCCGGTAAACCCGTCTCCATCTGAGACGACTGGTTCTATTATATCTACAGATTCATCTATTTCCTGTGGTTGTTCCATTGAAGTAACCATATGTTATCACTCCTTTTCCTGTATATATAGCACCTATCTGTAAAACCCACAACATATAGTGGTTTGTTAAACTACACCAGCTCTTTTTGACAGTATGTTATTAAAATACAGTTGCTCGTAATCGGGGAACCCCCTGGTTCCACCCCTAGCAATTGCGTTATAGATATCCCGCTCCAAATCTTCTCTGCCGATATAGTGATATCCAGCATCCATCATTCCATACAGCCATTCAGAAGGAGCTTGGTTCTTAAACGCAGTGCGTAAGCGCCCTAGCATCCCGCTTTCTTGCTGAGATTGAAGAATAGCTTTTTCAATTACCGATCCGATATTCGTTATCTTTGCAGAAAAACGCTCGGCGGATGTAAGCCTGAGATACTCCAGTACAACCGATGCAGGTTGTCCTGTCCTTCGCGCAATATCTGCTACGACAGCCGGGTGAGTCTTCAGGTCCCAGTATGAATATTGCTCCGACCCATAAGATGTGCTAGGTCTTAAAGCCATCTTGAAAGACCCAACGTACCGTTTGGCATTAAGTAATCTCCTGATAGGTTCAGGTAATTTCCTTTCAAATGCCCTCATGCTATCCAACACTGGTTGGACATCTTGCGGAGGAAGATTCCCCCAGAACGCCGACTCCGAGTCCTCGACTTCCTGCCATTCCTCTGCGCTTAACCTACCCCTGCCTTCTAGAGCCTTGAAAATCTGTCGGTATTCCCATAGGTGATGTCGTACAGTGCCTGGCTCTGGTTCAACATCCTCTTCATCATCATCATAGAACTCTCCGATCCTTGAGTAATGCTGTCGAAGAATTTCACTTGCTTGCTCTCTCACGTACCTTGCTCTACCCCATTCAACATCCTCAAGATTCTCTTGGGATAGGATACTTAGTTCTTCGATGGTTTCTGATTCTTCACTTTCGACTTCTAACCGAGCTTGGGCAGGTTCTGATCCCCTCAGTGCTCCAGTTTCTGTTCTATACCTCAGCTCCTCTTCAACACCAGAAGTCTGCTTTGCAATCCTCTGTTGACCAGGAGTAAGATCCTCCCACCTCTCCGCTATCTGGCCGTACCTTGGGTTCCCTCTTCCCAGAATCCTATACTCCCCCTCCGATGTTATACGATCCAGTAAGTCAGAAGTTGTTTCGGGTCTCAAGTTAATACCTGGAGCTTGCCATAGGCCAGCTCCTCCTAATCTTTCTTCGCCTGGCGGTAGTATTTCACCAACCCCTGGCACTTTTTCTCTTGCATATTCAATAAGAGGTTCTCCTAAACCAATAGGAGCAAACATATCAACAATGGCCGCTGAGGTTCTAGAAACTAAACCTGCTGGTCCAACCGTATCAATAGGGGCTCCGAAGAAATCTGTCCCGAGCAATTGGTTTTGTAGGGTTCGTACAGGTACAGACTCCCGAGAACTAAGGAATCCCATCGGGTCTAGCACACGGAACACAGTATCCATTTGCCCCACAATATCTAGAGTAATTTCCGTACCGCCTCTACCCTCGATAGGAACAGTGGGGGCGGCAAGCTGTCGGCTATACCCAAACGGAAGAGGCCCCCAGTTATCTTCCGATAGCGGCTTAAATCTGTCTGCTGGAAGCATTTCCCCGGTACTCGCCCCGTGAATCACAACAGCGGTCGACATGAGTGCTAGGTATGATGC